TCTAAATAAGCCCACAAAGGAGTAAACGCCCAACTTGCTAAACTTTGATTTCCAGCATCTACTAATTTTATAGTTATTTGTGAACCTGTTAGATTATAAGTAGTTTTTGAGTATAAATTACTACTATCAGCAGAAAGAGTTGAGGTAAACTCTAAATTATTATTTACTTCGGCAACATCTGAACCATAATCCCATTTAGTCGTATCTATGGAGTTATCATTGAAGTTGTCGGTTAAGGTTGAGATGAGTGCCATATTATATTGAATTCCTTGTATAATAAATACAACCAGTTACATAATCAGCTTGTCCTATAATAATAGCTGAAGATGAAAAGAATATATGCCCTTTAGCCAATACAGTAGCAGAAGAAATAGCACTAACTATTTCAATTCCAGTAGTAGGTGCTGATTGTATAGAAGCTAATATATTTGACCCAGTATTTGCTAATTTACTCCACGGTCTCATTTGAAAGTTAAATCCTAACGAAGGGGAAGAACCAGATGTAGTTACATTAATTTGTTTAATTGTAATCGGTGTTTCATAAGGTGCTTGGAATACTGGTATATTCTCTCCAGTCCAAGAAGCGGAACTATAAATTGTAAATACCGCTAATTTTATTCCACTATTGCTTGCAGGAACTGCATAAGTTCCATCTCCCCTAAAATAATTGGTTGTAGTTCCGTCTGTAGTAATTGATAGAATCGTTCCTGCTGATAATAGAGGAGTTCTTGCTTGATATACACTTCTATAACTTCCATCTCCTCTTAAATAAGTAGTAGTTAATCCATCTGTTCTTATAGACATTACACTGCCTAATTTTAATAAAGGAGAACGTGCTTCTACAGGAGTAATAAAAGTTCCTACTCCACTTAAAAAATTTGTAGCAGTTCCATCTGTATTTAAAGATATTACCCTATTCGCTGCTAAACTACCACCTCCAGACAAAGGAGATACAGTAGTTATTGTAGTAGCGGTAGAGGCTTTGGCATTAAAAAGATTAAAATTAGATTGAGATAAATAACCATCTTGGTTAGTTGCTGAAGGTTGTATGCCAATAGTATCACCTACAAATATAATAGGAGCAGAAGCTGAGTAAGTAGTTCCAGATGAAGGAGCAGTAAATACACCATTACCATTCAAAAAATTAGCTGTATTACCATCTGTATTTAGATAGAAGAAATTAACTCTTCTAAGTATTGGAGAACCAGCAGTCAATATATTCTCAAAATCTACTCCACCAGAAGCAATGCTTAATACACCAGTAGCAGAAGTATTTTTAAGTAGACCTGAACCTAAAGAAGCTAACTGTTGAGAATTAGGAAGGTTTGTATTATTTGACTGCACAATATAATACGCACTGCTTGGAGCATAAGCAACAGGTGAAGAGGTAGTAGAGTAAGTGCCATCCCCACGTAGATAGCTGGTTGCTAAACCATCGGTTTGTAATGAACCAACCGTTCCAGCCTTTCAAAGAGGTGAGCGAGCTTCAATAGTCTCGCCCACACCACCCCCACCACCACTATTAATAAATACCATCCCATTACCATTATCAGTTACAGTTCCATTAGGAAATTGTATTAACCAAGGTTGCCAAACTGTTGGCGAACTATCTTGTTCTGCTACTCCAAATGGCGGTGGTCTATAACTCATTTTCCCTCTTCAATATATATTTCTGAACTTCCACTTGCTATGACACCATATACATCTACCGCATCACTATAAGGCTCACTCCATACTGCTTTAGGTAGTAATTGGAATCCACCAGTTCCAGCTGTATCTGCAGTTACTAATGAATTTCCTAAATACACAAATACTCCACCTACATTCTGAATAGTAATATACTTACGACCTTCTAATGGTACTGGAGGTATCTTCTTGGCGGTTATTCCCAAACTAATTATTTGACTTGTTAAAGTTAAATACATTAAACTACCCCTTCCATTAACTTATTCAATATTTCTAATTTAGAATCAACTAACTTTGTGTCCTTACCTTCTCTTTCTAATGTCAACTTATCATCCTTATACTTCTCCCAAGCCTGTCTTATTTTCTCACCTTTACTGCTTAATGCTTTATTAATCTTATCTGCCTGTTCAGCATTTGTCTTATTCCATCCTTCCTCTATCATAGGACGCATAAGTTCAGTCTTTAATTTCTTAAGGTCAGGTTCTTTACCACCTAAGAAAGATACTAATGATATTTCTTTATTCCACCTAAGAAAAGCAGACATCAATTCAAATAACTTATCACTATATTCCTGATTATTCTTAACTAACTTTTGGTCAACTTCAACCTTTAATCTATCAAAAGCAATACTTAAATCAGCAATGTTACTATCGTGCTTTTTAAGTACAGCATAGTATTCATCTTTAAATTCCTTGTTATCTTTATCTAATGTATCTTTAATATCTTTAGCTACTGCACCAATTTCCTTAACTATTTTATCCTCTAACTTCTTATTATTAAACATTCCATCCTCCTATTCATCCCTGATTATTAATCTACCGCTGAATGTTCCGTCTGATGAAGCATTGTATACCCTTGCTGTATATATTCCGTGCATTGGGAGATTTATTTCATCATCTAAAACAAAGGTAGCAGTCTTTTCCCTGCGTATTGTATCGTAGACTACATTAGACTTATCATCTATTAATTTAAAATCAAAGGTTAAATCTGAGGCGTTAGAGCCTAATATAATTTGGTGGCATATGCCACTTCTTATATTATGTGTATTCTTAGACCAAATTCCACCAACTGCGTTTTGAGTAGTTATCTCTTCAACGTGTATATCCATCCTTACTCCTGTTGTAAGTAATACGCACTAATAGTTGAAGTAGATAAAGCCTGAAATACAAATCTCTTATAAGGTGCTATTACAGGACAAGAAGCAACTTGATTTAAAGCAATATACATTCCTGTAGTAACTAAAGCACTTCCTACATTACCCATTGAAACTCTTCCACCTAAATCATAAGGTGTATAGAAATCAGTTCCATTTACAGAAACTTCTTGAGTAACACTAATAGTTCCAGCAATAACCAACACTAGAGCAGAATCAATCCCTCGTTGAGTATCTACTTTTTGTGTGTAAATACTAACTCCGCTACCAACAGCAAGAGAAGTAATTGCATCCCCTCCAGTTGTATTCAATACTTGAGTATATACTCCCATTATTATCTCCTTTAAATTTAAGGATTATAAATTTCAGTTTGGGCTGTAGGATAATCTTTTCTTCCTGTTCTTTGTTCACCTACATCTGAATCACCTTCACTGCCAATATACTTATTGTAGGGAGGGGGCTCATCCTTTTCTGTAGGATGAACCCACTTCCCTTTGTTATCTTTCTCTGTTTCTTTTACTAACTCACGTTTAAAGTAACTAAAACCAGACCTATCCGAATCCTTTTTAAAGTATTTCCTCTTCTCTAAAGGTATTCGTCTTTCCATTAAGTTGGATTAGCTCCTGTATACGCTTCTCTTTTTGCTAACCACTTACCGCCTTTTAAATGAATTAAATCAACAGCAGCAGATGTTTGGATTACAAATCCAACACCAGCTGAAGCCTCATTCAAAAGTAAGGCATTATGTGATAATGTTACCGCAGAAAGAGTGTTGACTACTGTTAATACCTGACCTACATAACCACCAGATAAACCAGCTAAAACTGTAGCACCAGAGTTATTGATTACCAATACTTTAGCACCAGTAACATCAACATAAGCATTATCCGCTGCTAATTGTGCAGCATATTTAATTGTTGAATTACCGGATGCAGACCTTGATAGTTCATACCAAGATGAGTTGTGATTAATAAACGCTATGCTATCATTCTTGGTAAGGTTTGAAGAATCAGTAACTAACATAGTAGAGCTCTTAGCGAAACTTAAATCTGAACCTACGTTAATAACATAAATTATCTGTCCTTCACTACCATTATCAAAATCAGTAATTGCTACGTTAGATGAGTTATTCGCATAGAGCAAACTATACAACGAAACATCTGGCGTAGTGTCCGCTTCTGCAATTAATCCATCTGTTCTTGCTTTGAAATTGTTTAACTTTCCTATTGCTAAACTATAGAACCTTGAAGGGTTCGGCATACTTCTTGCCATTTTATTTCCTTTCTATGCGTGGGGCTGGAAGATTTCTCTCCCAGCCTTTTCGCACATAGTTTTAATTGTTACGCACCAGCGGAATGATAAAGATTTGAAGGCTTCGCACATTCAACGCTAAATCTGAATGAACCTTTAAATCTTGAATCTCCAGTTTCAAAATCTCCATCCTGAGCGAATGTAACTTTACGTCTTTGATACGCAATAATTCCACTCATCTCATTTTCTGGTTCTGCCATTAAAGTAAATCCATCTGTATCAGTGTAATAAGGGCTAACAATCAACTGAAGATTTCTCTCCTTAATTGTGTTGACCGCATTATCAGCTGATTCAGGGTCATAAGCAGACTGTAAAAGCTCTTTAGCTTTCCAAGCATTAGCTGGATTAACTATAATCTTACTAGCTTTTATAATCTGATAACGACCAGACTCATCCTTTAACTGTTCAAAATTGTCAATCGCAGTCTGTAAAGACGTTGCTGACAAGTCAGCTGCTGGACTCAATAAGTTACTCCAAGTAGAACCATCAATATAGGTATGGCTACCAGTGAATAACGCTAATCCATCAGCTCCTGTATGATTTGATGTTGAAGTACCATTATTCAACATATCCCATACAAGTATTGCAAGTGTTTCATCCGCAGATGCACCTAACTCTTTGGTTAAAGACCTCATTTCAGTAGGAATATCAGGATACAAACTATCCTCAATTAACTCCTCTGTAATCTTTACACCAAGAGAATAAGTCTTGTGAACCCATCTCTTAGTTGGACCTTGAGCTAAATCATCATAGGTAATAGCTTCACCTTCGGGTTTATGCGGAAATAACCCTAAACCTGCTGCATATGCCGCCTCTTCGTATGCTCGCTTAGAAGTTTTAACAGAACAGATTTTTTTCCAATCTGAACCTGCTGAAAACTTTTTATATCCGTCAATCATAAAAGCGAACAAACCAGGGACGACAGATTTGTTAAATGTTGCTCTATTCATTTAGTCCTCCCTTATATTAACGTAGATTCACCAAGAGTCTTAGCTCCAGGAGAAAGTCTATGTCTATTTATAGCAACTATCCATTTACAATAGTTACCATATGCGTTATCTGGTTTGTCCAGTTTCTTGACTATGCGAAGAGTCATATCAGTTGTTGCTGCAATCGTAGACCTATCCAATACTACATTAGCAATACCAGATACAGTATTACCAGTTGTTGCGGTATAGGTAAACAACGCACCAGAACCTATAGCCTGTGCGTCTAAAGCAGAACCACCTGTATCTTCCTCAATTACAAATAACTGTTGCGGGTCATCAGCCACCAATATTTCAACTAAACCAGCAGAATTAGTAGAAGCTGGATTAGCGGGAATATAACCAGAATAGGAATTGGAAATCGGACCAAAAGCATCATCTGCCATTCCTACTACACTACCTAACAAATAACTTGAGTTAGAAGCTGCTGAAACTACTACCCTGCCATTTGCGTCTAAATCAACAGGCTGATACATATAAAACGCTACGCCTGTTGCAGCTTCGTAGTAATTACATCTGATATTTCCGTATGGTTGGTTGATAGGTCGCAAACCTTTTTTACCTGTTACATTTGCCATCCTATTACCTCCTCATTTAATTACTGTTAAAAATCACGTCCTTCTTGATAACCTTTACCTACCCCAGTTTCATCTTCTTTTTCCGCAGTATCTTCTGGTTTATAGAAACCTGATTGACCTTTAGGCAAGGGAGTTGTTCCTTTATCTAACTGGCTTTTAAGATAAGCAGATGATTTTACACCAGGTGCTTTTCTTATTGACTCAGCTATTTCTTTCTTGATACAGGCTAAAACCGCATCTCCTCTTTCTACAGCACCACTTGTAGAGAAAAGATATTTTGACTTCTTGGCAATATCAGGAAAGATTGTTTTATTGACTATTATCCATCCCTTTATTATTGCGTCATCAATAGACCTCTTCTTCTTGTTTAACCAGCGAAAAGATAGTTTATTCTCATAAGGTTTAAACTCTTTAGGCAATGTTAAACGATGTTCTCCAGGTGAATAACGTTTCTCCTTAACCAATAAAACATCATCCAATGTCTTTGGTTGAGATTTCATTCTATCAGCAATATACCTATCATCTTCAGCTAACATAGTTAAAATAGGAGTATTATCCTGTACCTCTTCAACAACTTCCTTTATTTCTTTAATCTCTTTAACCTCTTGTTCTATCTTTAATGGATTCATATTTCTATTCCTTCCTTTCCTCTTGATTTACTCAAGGTTCTGGCATAGTCCTCGTAGGACATACCGTTCTGGTCGCAGAATTCTCTCTGTTCCCGTGTTAATACAATTTTGTTCGTAAGTAAAGGTTTACGTGATGCAGGTAAAGATGTGCTACTCGCTCTTGTAAGGCGAGTAACTTCATTAGCTACTTTCTCGCCTACCTTACCATCAATATCATAACCTTTCTTACGTAATTCATTTTCCATCTCATACATAACAAGTAATGGTCCATCAGGAGAAGTTCTCCATCTGGGATTATTACTTAAAATAGATTGAAATATTTGAGACTTCTCAGAATCAGGGTCATCTAATTCCTGATGCTTTGAAGTAACAAACTTAGCATTGGTTTCCATAGTAGTCTGGACACTTATTTTTTCCTGCTGTTCTTGAATATGTTCACGTTCATTATCAAGAATTTCACGAGCTTTTCTTTCCGCTAACTTATTAACCGCAGCTTTCCAATCTGTTTGTGCTAACTTATCAATATCATCAAGTTCATTATTAACCTCTTGTTTAACAGAAGAAGGTTCTATTACTGCCCTATTCCTTATCTCCTCAATATCCCTGTTTAGTTTCTGAATAATCCTATCCTGTGCAAATACTTTATTACGCCAAGACTGGTCATCAGTTACCTTAGGTTTATTGGCAACCACTTCTTCTTTTATAACAGTTGGTTCTTCCTGAACTTCTTCTTTCGGAGTAATTGGTGCTTCTACAGAAACTTCAACTCCACCATCTTTAGTCTCTGTAATCTCAGAAGTTTTTTCTTCTTCCTTTACTTCTTCTGCCCCTTCTGGCTTTGGCATATTACTTCCCCTTTCTGTCTCTCGCTAATAGCGAGGTGTCTCCTCAATATCTTGAGGGTTTTCTTGTTTTAGGTAGTCTGTCAATAAACTACCCACTATATAAACTACACCATCAATCTCACCCTGGATTAGCCTTGCTTTTTCATTACCCTCAGGATTGCATTGACGTATCTGGACTGCTTGTTCCTTGCTCTTTCGTTTCCTCCACTGCTCCGAAAGGTCCTGGTATATTTCCCATCCCTTGTGATTGAGCAGCTCCTTGATTAACTCCACCTTGTCCTGGCTGTCCATTATTCCCTTGTCCTCCAAATTTAGACATTACTGACATCATCTGTTGCATCATCATCATATGCTGTTGAATATGCTGTTGCATAAATTGCATTATTTGTTGTAGCATCATAGGGCTTGTTTGAGCCATAGCTTGAAGTGTAGGCGATTGCTGCAAGAGTTGATGCTTAGTAATATGGTCAAGATGATTCTCAGTTAACTTAGCTTGAACGTGAGAGAAATCTCCCTGAACTATCATTGTATTTTCATCTTCAGGCTTGATTAAAGATAATTGTTCTGGTTCTGGTCCTAAATAATCAACTGGATTTTCTTTATGAGCCTTTATTAAGGAAGCAGTAATTGAGTATAGGTTAGTAGGATTAGAGGCTACTAAAGGATTCTGAAGTAACATAGCATAGAGATTACTTATTAACTGACGTTGAGTATTCTCTGAACCCATAGAAGCGTCCTCTAATAAGTAAGCGTCATATTCTCCACTTATCCCTTCCGCAGTAAGTTCATTACTCTTAAATACTGGTTCATCATCTTCTCCCAATATTCTATTTTCCAACCCTGGAGGAATGTTCTTCTGAAGTTGGTCTAAGATAAGAGTAAGTATTCTACCCGCACCCTCTCTTAATTTCTCAGCTGGAATTGCAAAGCGTTGCTCGGCAGCACCCACAATAGCTTGAGTACGAGTAGCAGTACCAGAGCCGCCAACAATCTCGCTCTCCCTTCCCAACACGTAGCTTGATGCAGCAGTCAAGCGTTCAACAAACTCCATAACTGTTCGTATGGCAACCAACAACCGTTCAGTTGGAATCTGAAAGTCGGGGTAGTAAATATTACGTTGAGGATTTGAAACGGGAATTAATTTATTCGGTGCAATAGTTATATTCTGTGGTACAAGATTACCCGCTGGGTCATAGAAACCAGGCTTTAAGATGGACAGTGTATTAGCATCCGTTAACTGGTTAAATATTGCATCAATCTCTTCAGCCAATGGCATAACCATTTCAAGATAACCATAACCCTCCATTGCTGTAGGATTTTCAATTAAATCATTTATTTTGGTGAAATCTATCGGTCTCTTTCCTCTCTTTGAAATATCCTTAACCGCTACACCACCTAAGAATATTTTACGCACTGGGTCAATAAGTAACCTAACATCTTCCGCAAATCCATCTCTGTCTATGTCAATTTTACGATAACACTTAAGCACATCTATTGGAGTAGAACGTAATTTAACTTCCTTTATTGCTTCAACATTATCAGAAACAGAATAGGAAAAGTTTGCACTAATAGCATCTTGAAGCTGTTTCTTCAAGTAATTACTGTTTTCAAATAGCGGGCTACTAACATTAACCGCCTTAAGCTGTTGTTCCATATCTTCTAATTCAGAATATAGCCAATTACATTTTATGATTATCGGGTCATTATCTAAATCATTACCAAAGTATATGTTCTCTCTAGCTATAATCTCGGTCTTTGTATTCTCCTCTATCCTTAATTTCTTATCACGATTAACTGAAGGAGTACCATCCTTTTCCCTCAACTGAATTCCAAACTCATCTATAATTGGTGTTTCAACCATTTCTCCAGTATCTATATACTTTATATCCCAAGATACTTCGGTAGCTACATCTCCATAACCTACAGCTACCTTACACCATTGGTCAAAGAAATTCTTACATCTTGCCCTTACTCTTACCCACCAATTCATTAACTTATTAATTCTTTCTGTTCTATTCTTATCTGTATTCTCGGTAGGCTTATATCTTATTAAGTCCTCATTCCAAACTATGGGAAACATACGACAATGGATTAAGTCTACTATTGACATTGCAATTTTAAGGGAACGATTTGAGCAATATTTCCAAGGAGTATTCTTGGGTTCTCTCTTACCATAATATAAATTATCTAACGCCTTCTTCTTAGTATCAAAAGTATAGCTAAGACCCTTGGAGTCTGTTCCATAATCTCTCTTTAATCTTCTATCTTCCAACTCCTTGTAATCATCAATAATTGTTTCTACAAGAAGTTTCTCCATTTCCGCATCAATCTGTATTTGAATAGTATTATTCTTCATTTTGTATGGAATCCTAGTTTTTTATGAACATTACTCTTGCCAGCTTTATCATAAGCTATGGCTGCCGCTTGTTTCTTATTCCTTCCACTTCTAATAAGTTCTGCTATATTAGAACTAATAACCTTACTTCCTTTACCAGATTTCAATGGCATTATTCTTCTCCGTATGTTTCTGCTATAAAATTAAAGAATATAGGAACTGATGCTGTATTGGTAATGACTAACTGATAATTTGTATTCTTCTTTAATATCCATTCAGAAGTATTCCTTATACTATCAGATTCAGAAGCTACTACATTAACTCCTGTTCCACCACCTGTATTACCTACTATCATTGAATTAATCAACATTGTTCCATCAGTAGTTATAGCAACAGTAGAATAAACCTTAATTACAGCTACATTAGCAGAAACTCTATTCTTATTAATTACTGATACTAAACCAGCTGTAGTAGAGGCATAACAATCTTCATACATATTAACTATTGATGGACCACTTGTGAACACATTACCAAAAAAATGCTGATTCTTTGTTTTAGTGTCCATTAATAATCTAAGCACTTGATTAGCTGTTAGAGTTCCATAAGCAGTAATGGAATAAAGGTCTCCATCGTGAACTTCTGCGTGAATCCTATCAATAGTCTTTACATCTAATATATTTCTATAACCTATCATTATTTACCTTTCGATTTCTTATTCTTAGTCCAATAACCTAAATCATCCATTGCTTTATGCTCTTTAGGAACAGGAGGAAAACCACCTTTAGATTTCTTTTCTGGAACCTGAGCCATACGCATACCCATCAATTCTTTACTGATTGCTGTCTTGCCCATCTTTTAGTACCTCCGCTTTTATATTGATTATCTTCTCCTCAATTCTTCTTTTCTTCTCCAGTAACTCTTCATCGGATAATGTATTGAATTGATTAAATTGAATAAAGTTATTCTGATATTCAACCTTCTTTGTTTCTTCCCTAGCTTCTTTCAAACAGCTTAAAGCAGTTGATACTCTATCCTTAGGATTTTCAATACCAAGAGAAAGAAGGTATAACTCTTCATCTCTTTCAAGCCTTACCTTCTCCTGAGCGATAGGAACATCAGAAAGATTAGCCAGATACTTCGCACGCTGTTGTTCAATAAACTGCTTATTCTTATCTCTTATATTGTAAATTGTATTCCTACTCATATCCACATTGTGCATTTCTTTAAGTAGGGATTGTATCTCAGGAGCAGTTTTGTATTGAGCAAGCAGATTACATATGAATATCTTTCTTTCCTGTTCCATTAAATTATTATCTGCTATCTGAACTTCATTCTGCATTAGTAATATGCCCCTTCTCTTTCATAGGCTTGAGGTAGATTAAACTCAGGTCTGGATATAATAAGGTAGCGAACAGCATCAGCTCCGTGGGTATCCTTCTGTTTGGAATCTTCTTTCGGGTCTTTATCCACATTACCTCTCCACTCATCATACTGATAATTTTGAATGGAGTGAATGGTGCGAGGACACTTATCCTTAACAAAGAATAACTTAGGTTTATTGTTTATATCAATAGGCTTCGCCTGATTATAATGAAGATACTCCTTAACCTTTAACCTTCCACCTTCCTTATTATCATCAGCTTCAGTAAATGAACACCTATACTTATGTAGTTCATCAATTACTGACATACCAGTTGACAATAACGGTTTCCTACCGAAGTTCGGGTCAATAAGACGCTTAACTACATTCCAACTAAAATATGTTTCAGTAGCTTTAATGTAAGAAGCTAACTCCGCTATTGTTCCTTCCCTTATCATTTCATACATTACATAGACGTCATTTAACCTATCTATCATCGCCCATATAACGTGATGAGGAACTCTATCGTGCGGGTCTAAAACACATATTACAGGATAGTTTGTTTCATATTTAAACTCATTAATACAATGTATAACAGGATTGAATTCTTTGTAGACTAATCCTTTAAGATGATAGAACCTTCCGTGTATACGAGTCTCCTTCTCATCATCGGTTAGCATATCTTCAAATCTCTGTATATCAGCTTCCCTAAGTATTGGATTTCCTTTTATATCAAACTTATTCTCTCTTGTTCCAGCGGTAAATATTTCAATATTCTTACCATCCGCTTTGTCCACTATCTCCTCTTTCATCCAAGGCTCAATGAGTGGAGTGAATGTAAGGATTGTCTGACCACCTCTATCAATAAGACCACGCTGAGTAGCAATGTATCTCTTACGTTCTACTGGTTCGTCTCCCCAGAAAATATCTAAGTCCTGTCCTTCAAACGCCATCAAATCCTGTTCCATCGTTAGAAACTCTATCGTTGAACCATCTCTAGTCTGCATCTTATTTATATAACCCTGGGGAGAACGCCTGACTTGCACTACTTCATCGGAAGGTAAATACTCACGTAACTTTGGTTCAATAACTGAATCTATTTTAAAAAACCTATCTGTTGCAATTCTAATTTTTACTGGTCTGTTAAATCTTCTTGATTGAGGATACCACTCTGGATATTTCTTAGTTACCGCCCAGCAAATCTCCATTGCACCCATTGTGCTTTTACCACCACGATTTCCCATTACCATTGCAATAGTCTTTGCTGTAGATTTATGTGCGGAGAATTGGATAGGATTAGGAATGTAGAAATCCATTCCTCTTAACTTACGACGAGAGTTTAATACAGCCAACACCTGCTCGTGGTCTAGAAGTAACTGCTTCGCCTCGTCGCTAAGTTTCTTTTCTTCTATTACTTGTTCCATAGTTTAAGGAAGTTTAAGGAATTTTATGACTCTCATAAAGAGCAAAACCAAACCCACGAAAAGCAAAACCTGTTAGTAAAGTAAAACCCGCTTAAACCCACACGTAGAGCAGTAGCAACCCACATCTTAAATCCCACCCTACCTATATTGATTATAACACAACAAATTGCTTAAAATAACTTTAGTATCATAACACCATATCTTGCAACGACTTATGAAACAGTCAAACAAGGAGTCAAATTGACGGGGGGGTGGGAGGAAAATGAGTCATATGATGATTCAATTTGAGGCGGGGGGTGTACAGAAAATAGATACTATAAAACTGGCGAAGGGATATGTATGAATATGCTTCACCCTCGCCTACAACATCTAACAGGTGCCCCTATCATCATTATAACCACGCCTTAACTTCCCATAGTAAATATTATGTTAACTTGTATAGTATGTATAAGTGTAGTAGTATCAATAAGTTATGTATATACATATGGGTTGGAGAGTTGAAGAATGGTGAAAGATATTGGGTAGGTACTTGAAATGTTCCCCGTGGAACATTTGATTTTACTTGCGTAGAGTGATATATCCTCCATCATCCCAATATCCATTGTCAACCACATTATAATATTCAGTTGACGATTAGTGTTCATATCCACCGTCAACCATATTTCATTTCTTAGTTTACAATTCATTATTCATATGAGTATTGTCAACCGACCATTTATTATTAGTTGACAATTAAAAAATTGAGCCGAGAGTTGAGTTGAGTTAAAGATTAGTGAGTGAGTTAGACAATTAATTAATTAGCTAAGCAATATTAATTAGCACGCTAAAATGAGCTATTGTTATAGGGGCATAGAAACACCCTCCCATAAAAAACTTGTAATATCATAGTTAATCCTTCTATTCTTAAAAATACATATATATATAGGAAGGTGCGTAGGATATCATAGGATAACATATTGAAGATTGTTATTGACAATGTTATAACATTTATTTATAATGGCTATTAGAAATTAGATGATTTTGAGGGGCAAAGCGTAGAGTTTGGCTGGGGCGGAAATGGGCTTAAGCAATTAAGTAATAAAAGGTTAGTTAAAAAATAATTAAAATAATGCTTGACAAAATTGTTAAGAGTGTTATACTTAGATTGTAAGAAGTGAAACAAGCTCTTTGACAAGTTAAGGGATACCACGGCGCAAGAACAAGCGGCGCTTAAAAACTCTAACGAGGCGGTGGCAAGATTGCAGAAAAGGAAAAGATGAAATACTATTTTGAAATTGATATACCAGAAACAATTTGTAAACAAATAGATAATTCTTCTAAAATATTTGATTCAGGAGATTATATTGTTCGATTAGTTAATGATTCAGTTATTAATGATATGGGAAAAGAAGTCAAGGTTTTTTGCAACCCCAATTTATTAGTAGAACTTCAAGACAAGCTCTCCCGTAGGAATATGCAGATTAAAGATTTGAAGAAAAGCATTACAGAATTAAAATCAATAATCACAAAGGAGTGGAACGCAGGACACCTAACAATTGAAAGCCAGTTAGCTATGCTAAAAATTAATGCCTAACCAACACGAGCCAACGCTCACAACCGCAATCTTAACCCTTAACTTGGCTATCAAGCTAATAGCTTGACTGATGAGGCAGTATTAATGCCGAAAGCAAGATATAAGTTAACCAGTTAAAGCGGAGGTGGAGAGATGAACTATGGTAAAAATGGATTTTATGAAGAAGAAATTAAGCAGCTTAAAGCTACAATATTAAAACTTAAAAAAATAGTTAGGAAATCAAGAGAGGATAAAAAGTTTATCTGCATCAAAGGTGCTTGTCATTTACGTTGGAGAACGCTATAAATAACCGCCTAACCAGGCAAGGGATTATCTTTTTAATCCCGCAAAAAAGGAGGAGTAAAATGGAAAGAACAAAAGAACAACAAGAAGCAGTAAAAGCGTTGCGTAGGATATTAGATAAAGGTAATAGGAAGGTTTACACCATTATAAGGCACAGAAGCTCAAGCGGTATGTTTAGACTTATCTCTTGCTTTGTAATGATTAAAAACGAGCCTGTTTGTCTTGATTGGTATATCGCCAAAACTGGATTATATACCAGAGATAAGCAAAGAGAAGGCTTAAGAGTAAGCGGTTGCGGTATGGATATGGGATTCAGTGTTGTTTATAATATAGGTGATTTGTGCTATCCTAAAGGCGACGGAAAGACTGTTACGGGCAGGAATGGCGATACTAAACCAGAAACAGACGGGGGATATTTATTAAAACAGATATGGTTATAATCTTGGCTCTTGCCAGGTAGAAAGGAAAGAATGAAACTTAAAGAAGATTTGGCGGAAATGTTACAAAGAAACGCTATAATTACAGATGAAGAAACATTACAAGATTGTTTTGAAATACTTATAGAAATGACCGCAAAAAAGGTTAAAAACAAAGATATTTTTAATGCTTTCGAAAAAGCGTATTATAAATTAACTAAATAACACTAACCGCAACACTAAAAAGGGGGGAAGAATGAAATGTCCATTATGTAACGAAGAATTACTAAGAATAAAAAGTGACGAAGGATATGTTTTATATTGCCCTAATGAAACTTGCGACAATAACGAGCACTTAAAGACTAACTAAAAAGGAGGATTGAATGAAACATACACCAGGAAAGTGGGAAGTAACAACTGATTATCAATATATCATAACAAATGAAGTAGGTATAGAAATAGCCAATACTCCATTAGGTCAAATAACAAAACAAAATGAAGCCAATGCCCACCTTATCGCTTCCGCACCTGAGTTATTGAAGGCGTGTAAAGAAGCATTACGACCAATTGAAGAGAATAGACAAGGGAAAATGATTTGTGAGGGTGAACTCGATGAAGTATGGGACTTAATTAAGCAAGCCATCGCCAAAGCGGAGGGAAAAGAATGATATACCTAACCTTACCACCTAAAGACTGCTTGAATTGGAGGTTTGTGTTGGCAGTGATAGTGTTTACCCTGTTTGCTACCTTAATCTATCAAGTAGTATGGGGTCAAGATTTAACCGCTTCTTGGTATTCAATAGAGAGCCTAAAGAAAGAGGGTACTTATAAGTATAGCAAGGGTATAATGGCTAATGGTAGGATATTCAACAATGACTATACTTGTGCGACTAATTTATATCCGTTAGGGGCTATTCTAAGGGTATATAATCCAAAGAATGGTAAAGAAGTAAGCGTAGAGGTAACTGATAGAATAAACAAGAGATTTACTAAGACAAGGATTGATTTAAGCCAAAAAGCGTTTAGTGAGATAGCGGAGTGTAGACAGGGAATTGTTAGGGTTAAAGTGGAGTATATAGGTAATGGGTGGATTTAAGGGTTTTACCCCTGTTTTAGGGGCTCTACTGTTAAATTTTGGCTATTGTAGAGGTGGATGCTCAAGTGTTTTTTCATATAAACTGGTTTGTATGAGTAGAGCGAAGCTCTACGAATTGAGGTGCTGATTATTAACTGTGAAAGGAGTGTGAGGAAGAATGAAAAGAGTAAGCAAGGAAGATACATTAAGATTGTTTGAGAAGCTAAAGGCTAAGAATTACTCAAGGGAAGATATTGCAAGTGCGTTAGGAGTTAGTTTTCAGACTGTTTGGGGTTGGAGCAGTAAGAGTGAAAAGAGTATGAAGAGAGTGTTGAGTAATGCAGAGTATGATTTCCTTAATAATATGTTAGGAGGTAGTTAAGATGTTATGGATATGGATAGGCATAGGAATGGCTCTAATTTCTCAAGTTTATGTGCCGGAATGTGGGATTGGTTTGGATACCATCCGTTTATCACGTTTCTTATGATAGTGTTTTTAACTTAAAGGAGGGGGCAGAATGTATTATGATAGAAGCGGTAGGGCGGTTTATGAACCTGTAACAGATTTCTGGGTGGCAACGAATAGGACAAGTTTGTTGAATTACTTGACTAAGCAATATCCTAACGATACGGATAAGTTTATGGGAATGAAAAAGAATAGGTTGACTGCGATATATATTAATACAAGAAAGAGGAGGGGTTAAGGTGGCAAGATGTGAGTTGTGCGATGTAGAAGCTAAGGTGCTTGTCAAGAAGAGTTTTAATGACGGAACCTATCTTGATATATGTTTAGATTGCTTAAGTGAGTATGAGAATAATTATTTGGATGACCCTGACCATGAACGTGATATTGAATTGGAGGATAGATAAAATGGATAAAAAATATATGGTAGATAATATGATTATTAGTTGGCAAGATAAAGAAACAGATAAGAAGCTAAGATTAAGAATTAAAAGACAATTAGACAGGGCAGAGTATGAAATAGAGTTTTGGCAAAAAGAAAGAGATTATTGCAAGGAATTATTAGGCATAAAAACAACTACTACTTTTTTTGGCATAAAAAAGGAGAAAGTAAAATGAAAATTGATGTCAAGGATAATAAGAAGGCAGGAATAGATGACATTCAAGTTAGTCTTACAGGAGTAGAGTTTAGTTGTGATACTATAATGAAACCAAGTTTATTATTCTGGCTCTCACCTTCCGACGCTGATAAACTATGCTTTCAGTTAAATGCAGTGCTTAAAGATAGGAGCTTCAAAGAAAAGACTTGACATAATAACGAAGTTATGATATGTTAAAAAATGTTATACAATTCGGGGGCGTTAGAATGAGAAGAGGAGAACAATATAATTTATGCACGCAAGAATGTTCTTGGGTGCTATTTTTATGTGCCAGTATGGGATTATTCGCCTCCGAAACGAATATAAGAGCCTTACCGCTTCTTGCTCATACTGGCACTATTTTTTAAGGAGGTTAATAGATGTCAATTCCGATTAGTTTAAGATGTCCAAGATGTAATAGGCAGATTAGTTATATTAGGGTAGAAACTGGAGAAGGGGTTTGTCAGACGTGCGGAAAGATAATAACACCAGAGGAAGTTCAGAAACAGTTTGAGAGTAGAGAGAATAAGCCAAGTGGTGGTTAAGGATGAGGGTAGATTGGGAGTTGAGGGTTGGTTTTGCTCTGGTTTTATTCTTATAAACAGGTTTTGGGTTTGGTTTTGGGTTTTGTGAGAAAGGATAGGAAATGGGAATATTAGGAAATATTTGGCATAAGATAACTAAGAAAGAAGAAATAAATAAGATACAAGAGGTTAAGTCTATGCCGATTAAGAATAAGAAGAATAAATGTATATATTGCAAGACTACTATAAGTAGTGGCTTAATGTGTCCATTATGTAGTTATAAGGAAAATAAGGCAGGGAAGATAGAGTGATTTATTTACCAACAAAGTTAACTAAGGATGGGAGATGGAAGCAATTTTAATGGTTATGGGGATATTATTTATATGTAGTTTTATTCCAACTTGTTTATTTTCTTTTTTATTCGCTTGGCGAGATGGTGATTTCAGAGAGGCTACAAAAACAATCTCGATAGTAATCGGAATATTTGAATTTGTATTGTTCGTTTTCTTTATAGTTAGTTTATTTTATAAACTAAGTAACTGTTGTAATTGTTAACTTTGACAATAAGGACTTGTTGGTAAAGAATATAACGCTTCGCTGGTGTGAGTAAACGAACAGGATGTAGGAACTCGTTAGAAGCCAGATAAATCCTGCACAAGTCCTAATGGGTGGGGAGTAGTGGTAAATCTACTGCCGATATAGTGAGCCATAAGCAAGAGCAGCTAAATCAGGACGCTATCGCCTACTCCCTACCTAATATTAACAAAGGATTTTAACCAAAGCCGATAATCGGCGGGGAGGGAAGGGATGAATTACGCAGATATGATTTATAAATCTTCACCAGAATATACAAAAGCTTATCAAGAAGGATTTGATAATTGTAGAGATTATTTTTGTAGCGAATTGCTTTCTTTAGTTAGAAGATTATCAAAAGTTGAGGCTTTAACAGAAACAGCGGGAACAATAGAAGCCCAACTCACTAAACAGGAGGAAGGATGACCTTTAACCAGCGGATAAGGGAGGAGCTTTGCAAGGCAAGAGGGACTTTTATTAACGGTTTGCCCCATTGCGGAGAGTGTTGTTACAAAAGAGATTGCGATATTTCCCTCTCCACAATCCAAGCGGAAGTGAGGAAGGTGATTGGGGAGGATATGAAAGTAAAAAAAGTTGCTTACAGAGCAGACCAAGCAATGAATAATGAATTTGTTGATGATGAAAAAGCAGTGGGCTACAACCAAAGAGGCGCAGATATTCTAAAGAGATTGGAGGAGTAGATGGAGTATCATTGCGTAAGTTTAGAGATAGCTAAACAACTTAAAGAATCTGGGTGGAAGAAGGAAACTATGTGGTATTGGACTAACGCTTACTATGTAGACCATATGGGATGGATACCAACTACTCTAACTTGGGAAAAAGATGGTAAGGCTGTAATACACCCAAAAAAAGAAAGATGGATATTAAATCTTGGTTCTCCAATAGAAGAAGATAGGTATGGTAAACCTGATGAAAGATGTATCCAATATTCCGCCCCGCTCGCCACGGAAATATTGGAGGAGTTGCCAAAAAAAGATGATACAGATAATTTAGCAAAATGGCATTTTGAAATTGAATTAACAAAAGGCGGAATGTTTTATTGTCGTTATGTTCATTCAAGTGGGAAAACAATTCCCGAAACTTCAGATGAGAATGAAGATAATTGGATAAGTATTTGCGATAAATCGCTCGCAGACTCTCTTGCCAAAATGTGGCTCTATTTGAAAAAAGGGGAAATTACTATGAAATCCCAGAAAGGTAAGCGGAGGAAGAAGAAATGCAACTAAACAACGGTGAGGTAATCTTAATCAAAATTATTATTTGGGGGCTTGCAATTTCTGGTTGGGTTATTATTTTTAGGTTTATATTTCAAGGTATTAAGTTGATATTTAAGCGGAGGAACTATGAGCGATAAGCGGAGGAAGAAGAGTAAGAAAGTAGAATGTGTTTCTAAGTGGGTAGGCTCAATACTCCATATATACGATTTTACTTACCGCCAGAATTATTATTTTATTCCTGCTAAAACACACAAAGAGTATCGGGAAATTTGCCTTAAAGAATTAAAGAATAAGATTGAGCCTAAAGATAAAGAAGTTGGAGGTGGGTTTAATGTTTTCGCATATGGAAAGGACAAAACCGAGGTTTGCTATATTTGGGCTAATAATAAACGCAATATAATCCACGAGTGCTTTCACGCCATTAGTTATAATCTTAGAAACAGAGGAATACCCTTAAACGATGATACTGATGAAGTTTTTGCTTATGCGATAGGATTTTTGGTGGATGAGATATTGAAATCTTGGAGGAAATGAGATGAGCGATAAGAAAAAAAGGAAGAGTTTGGGTCGTTATGAGAAAATAGACGCAGCACATAATTGGTTTGGACTTACTTATTGCTCCTATATGGTTTTACCAAGAACAATGTTACAAAGTATGCCTGATAGTTGGCAAGATAAATTTATAAAACTTATTAACGAAATGGATGATAGGTTGGGTCATTATAATAAAGTTTATTCTTATACAGTTTTATCTAAGAATAGCGATAACAAATTTATGCACGACGATTTGAGAGATTACGAGCGAGGAAGGAGATTATTAATATGAGCGATAAGCCACAGACATTGACAGAGTTATTAGAGGAGTTTAGAGGTAAAACTTTTGTTATACAAGCTCTTTTTGGCAAAACTGGAGATTATGAAGTATGTCAAAAAGAATATGATAAGTCGGTCGCCCAAGCCAAGTCTGCCATAGAGGAAATGTTTGGGGAGTGTTTGCCAAAGAACGATATTAAGTCAGTTTTTGAAAGATATTTTAGTGGGAAAATTGTCCCTTTTGCAGTTAAGGGGAGCGGAGAAAATGGAGTAAAAGCATCTGACGCAATAAATGCAGTGGTAGAAGCAATCACTAACTGCAAACAAGAAATCCGCAACCGAGTGAAGGAGATAAAGTGAGTTTATATTGGGATGATTTTGAAAGAAGGATAGTAGAAACCGCAGAAGCATTAAAAAACGGAGTTAGTCCCATTGTTCGTAGAATAGCGGTTTTTATTACTAATAAATGCAATTTTAGATGTAAATATTGCAGGGTTAAATTCGGTAATGGTGAAATGACAAAAGATAAATTTAATGAGATTGTTCAACAATATCGGAATAGTGCGATCATTCATATTACTGGAGGAGAACCTTCTATGGTTAAGTGGCTATATGACTATCTTGATCATCAAGAGGGTAGGTTTCATCTTAATACCAATGCTTATATTAAACCGCCTCGCAATG